TTTTAAAGTATCGTAACTAAACTCTTGTAAACCTCTTTTAGCGTGGAATAATATATCAGTTCTTTTAGCGCTTGACACTAATTTACCATGACCAACATATCCAACTAAAAAGTTATCTATAAGATCATTTAATGTTATATAAGAATATCCACCATAATTATTCCATACTGCAGGTGTGCTAAGTTTAATTTCTACAACATATCCACTTGTTGGAGCAGGATTTATTACTACTGTTTTAGGGTTAGAAAGAGATAATACTGGAGTTACTGAAACACCGTTAACTATTACGGTAAAATTACCGTTACCAGTAGCAGTTGTAAGCGTTAAGTCAGTATTAAATGTAGTAGGAAATTCTGTTGTAACACCATCACCTACAAAACTATGTTGCCCTGCGTAATATTCTTCGTTAGTTTCTGTTATAAGTGACATATGTTAGCTTTTTTGATTTACTTCATCTTGTTGCACCATTGAAGCTGCTGTTTGTACTATTTGTGGATCTCTTATTATTACTCCAGCATACATAAGTATATTTAATATAACCTCTGTTTGCTCTATAGCGTCTAATTCAAAGTCAGTAGATGCAGCAGGTGAGTAAGTATATTGACCTAAAGACCCAGGTGTAAAACCCCAAACAACATCACTTGGTTTTTTAATATAATATGCCATTACTTTACCTTGTATAGTATCAGGATATACATAAAATAAATTATTTTCTTCTTTATATACTGGCCATTTTTCAGTAGGTGCAGTTAATTTAGATCTTTGTACTAAGTTGTACTCTTTTTGAGTAAGTCTTTGTATTTCTACAGGAATTAAACCGTTTGGCTCGTATTGTAACGTACCTATTCTATGTATTGCAGGATTTAAAGCAGACATAGAAAAACTACCACCAGAGTAACTAAGTGAATTACTTGTCTCAAATATAGATATTTTTTCCTCTGTAGTTTTAATTCTATCAGCATACTCAGAATCCATCTGAGCTGCTTGTAATGGCACACGTAATTGCTGATTTAAGTCTTCAAAATATTTTTCAAATATCTCAAGTTGCACTTGTGTTCCTACTTTATTAAACTCATCAGGTGTCATATAACCTCTCTGTTCTTTGTTTAATATAGATAACACTGTAGTATATACCGTATTTACGTTTATTGCCATTTTAATATTTTTAAAAAAAAAGGGTGGCGAAATACCACCCTAATTATATAGTTACTTGTTATTTAAGTTTTTTATCTATTGATTTATAAACTTCAAGTCCTTCATCTGTTTTAAACCACGCAGCCATAGCTGAGTATGGGTTTTCATCAAATGGCACAGTCATCAGTTTACGACCATTAGTTGTCCACTTAATTGTTCTTTGATCATCTGCTAATGAAATAATATTAGCTTCTGTCGCTCGTATAGCAAAGTTTCTAAGAACTACATTTTCATCTTGTGATAAATCTAAAAATAGTTTAGGATTTTTCTTTGCAAATAATAATCCATCTCTTTTTAGTTCTTTGCTAGATAACTTATTTACGCTAGTTCCTATTTCAACTCTTAGTATAGCTTCTAGTTGATCTATATCCATATGAGTTGCTACATTCATAGCTTCTAATTCCATTTCTAAAGAATCATATTGATCTTCAGCAGTAGCTATAGGATCAAATTCTTCAAATAATACACCTTTATGTGGATGTTTATCTAAAAACTGTTGTAAAGCTTTTTTTTCTTTTTTAATAAATAAATGTCCTTCTTTAAAAACGATATGTGCTAAAGTAGCTGATCCTTGTTGTTCGTCAACAAAAATAGACTGTTGATTTGTAGCATATCTCATTTCTCTTTCATAACCTTTTTCTGGATCAAACCAAACGCAAGGATATCTTCTTGAGTGTTTAGACATTATCGTGTATGTTAAAGGAGTTTTAGAACCTAATAGATAATAACTTCTATCTTTATACTCCCAAGTATCTACTTTTTTAGTAGACTTTTTTTCTTTTATTTCTTCCATAATATAATATAATATAATAATTAAAAAAGACCCCGCCGAAGCGGGATCTTGTTAGGTTAACTTATGCTAAGTTAGCTCCTTTTTTGATTGTTACAGTTGGAGTAATAGCTCCGACTAGTGCACCACTAGCAGTTACTTTTTGCTCCACGATAGGTCCAGCTACACTAGGCCCACTTGCACCACTCATTTTTTCACATGCATCAACAAAATCTGATAAATATTCAGCTGCTGTTTTAGTGAATGAATTAGAACCGCCTTTTGTATAAACAATATTAGACTTTACACAAGCAAATGTTCCTGCTCCTGTTTGTCCAACTACATTGTAAACTACATCAATAGTAAGATCGTTACTTGTTATGTCGGTTGTTATTTGATTTATAGCATCACAACTAACTAGTTGATCAACTGCTAATTTTATATGTCCCATAATTTCTATATTTTTAAATGTTTATAATTATTAAGCTCCTTTGAACAACACGAAGTTATTAGCAGCTTGAGTTACTAAACATCTCTCAGATAAGAAATTAACTCTCATTACATCAAGATCAGAAGTATAAGCACCTCCAACAGAACCAGTGATCCAAGATTTAAATCTTCTATCTTCTGTTTCTGAAGCTCTATATCTTACGTGCAAGAATGGACGTCTGATATTAGCACCTAACATTTGATCGTATACTGTAGAAGTTCCAGCAGGAACAAGTACACCATCAATCTCCTTGTCTAATCCTCTAGTTGTAGCATCGTTTAGATATTTCCAATCAGTTTTGTAGAAGTCATAAGAACCTCTTCTGAAACCAGAAAATCCAAAGTTTAATGCCATGTCAGCTTCGTTGTCAAAAAGACCATAAGAAGCAGCAGCTGTAGAAGCGTAAGATCCATTCATTGCAGCAATCATATCGTCAAAGTCAAGAGCAGTAGATCTTGATAAGAATAACATGTTTTCTTCAATAGCACCTTGCTTGTCTAAGTTTTTAAGGATTTCATCGAAATCACCTAAAGCACCAGAACCAGGAGCAGCAGCTCCAGCAAAACCAGAGTATACATTACCTCTTGCTTCGATTGCAGCAAATAAACCTTGTGTACCTTTTATTTGTGAAGTGTTAGCACCTGTTGGTCCAAAGTTAGCACCAAATTGAGTAGTAGCGCCTAGATTAGCTTGAAGTTCACCTTCAACCATGCCCATTTCCATATAGTCTTCAAATCTTAGTCTTGTTTCAGACTCAGCTTTTAAATACCATAAGAATCCAGATGTTCCATCTTCAGTAGCAACTTCAATCCAGCCAATTTGAGCAGCATCAGAACCACTTAACTCATAATTATCTTTCATGATGATTGGTGAGTTATTGAAAGTTGTAACACCAGGCTCAATAGCTCCGGCCATTCCATTACTTCCTTTTGGAAATTCAGAACCATATACAAACAAGCTACATGTTCCAGCTGTAATTGCAGCTGGCATACCAGCAGCAAGTGTTTCATATAATATAGCTGCAATACCATAACCGTCAGTACCAACAGAGTTGATATCAGTAACTAATGCTTTAGCAGTAGCTAATCCAGTTGCGTTATCAGAAATTAAAATTGTATTACCATTTCTAATTGCTGATGTTGCTGGGTTACCAGCGCCTGGAGTAATTGTTACAGCAATAGTAGAGTTAGCTCCAGCTACTACAGCAACGTTGTCGTATGCAATGTGTAATCTATTTTGTTCAGACCAAATTACTTGATCAGATGTCATTGGCATTTCAGCGCCAACCATTCTCAAGAAACCAGACAACGTCCTGTTTCCGTATCTTTCTACCTCTTGCTCATAAAGCTCAGGTAAATATTGTTGTGCCCATTGTGAAACACCTAAGTTGTTAAAGTCAAGGTAATTGTCTTGAACTGTAACTTGATTAGGCATAGGAACAATAGACGCGGGAAAACTCCCACCTGTTGCAAAACTCATAATTTTTAGTTTTTAGTTTTTATTTATTTTTTTTTGATTTTACTCTCAACTTTGAACTATCAATACCGTTTACTGCTTTTACTTTTAATCCATTTATAAATAAGTCGCCAGGAGTTGTACTTCTAGCATCTTGATTTATGTTTTTAGATTTTGCTGTAACATCTTTAATCGCATCGGCTTTGCCTTGCTCATAAAAATGATTTGCAATAGTATCAGCATTTCTAGCAGCATAAATTGCTTTATGATAACCTTCGTAATCTTTAACATTACCTTTGTCGTCTAAGAACGTCTTAACGAAGTTTGTTAAATTTGATTGGTTATCAGCTACAGTTTCAGGGTTTTGTACATTATAACTAAATCTTTTTTCTCCTAAACTAAACTCAAAACCTTTGAAATCTTTAGTGAAATAATTTTTAGTAGTGTTTTTAAAATCCTCATGTTGCTTTTGAACGGTCTGTTGTTCATTGTTGTATCTATTGAAGAACTCCATAGCTTTTTGTTGTTCCTGAGTAACGCCCGGTCTCAACTTGATCTCGTCGTAATATTTACTCTTAGTCTCTTCCAAAAAGTTTTTAGCTCTTGCAATTTCTTCTTTCTTCGCGAGTTTCTTTTTTCTTATATCGCGATCCTCATCTATATCTTCGTCATAATCAAATTTATCTTCCATAATAAATTCAATTTCGTCTTGGTCAAGATGTGGTTTAGTTTGTTTATAATATTCTTTTAACAATGCCGTGTCATCAATATTTGTATAATCAGCATTTAACCTAACATAGTCATTAATATCTCCACCAGTCTCCTTCATAAAGTTAACCAGTTTTTCTACATTTTCTGGTAGATTAATTTCTGGTTGAGGCTCTGGTTCTGGAGCTTTTACTTCTTCTTCAGCTTTAGGTTCTTCAGTAATCTCAGTAATAGTTGCTACTGTTTCTTCTTTTTTCTCTTTGGTAGCTTCCGGCTCTTCGATGTGTGCTTCTCCCACTTCGCCGCTATCTTTGGAAAGTTCGCGTACATCCACCTTCGTTGTGCTTGACTCTGGAATAGCGTCTTTTTCTTCTTTTTTAGATAAATCTACTTTTGTAGTTTCTTGCGGTTTTTTATTTGCAAGTTTTTTAGGTTTCTTTTTTATTTTAAACTCCCCTTGTTCTAATTCACCTGTAGGAGTTTCTTTTATTTCTTCTGACATAATATAATATAATAATTAATAATGGTATTTATCCAGGACCCATGTTTTGTAAACCAAAACCTCCTGCTTCATTATCACCTTGAGTTTCAAAATCAGTTGGTAATAAATCATTTTGTCTTTGACTAATCATTTGACTTTGTTGAGTCGCTTGTAATTTAGTTCGTTTGTCTTTTCTATCTTCAATTTCTTTTTCTCTAGCTGAAGTAACTTGAATATCTGCTTGAGCTAACTGCATGTCATATTGGAACTTTTGCTCCATCAACTGCTTTTTAATAACAGCTTCTTGTTCCATTCGCTGTATCTCAAATTGAGATTTAGCTTGTTCAAATTGAATATTAGTTTCAGCTACTGCTTGTTGCTTTTGAACTTCGTTCATTGCAGCTCTCTCAGCTTGCTCGGCATTAGCCTGAGCTTGTGCTTGAATATTTGCTTGCTGCGCAGCTTGGTCTTGTTTAAGCTTTTTCTTTCTACGTTGTTTAAGTAAAGCATTTGCTAATTTAAGGTTTTTAACTTCTCTTATATCTATAGCATCTTCTAAATATATTTGGTTTTGTTGTAATGCTACTTGTATATTTTGTTCTAACATTGCTTTTTGTTCATCATCAGGTTCTAGTTGAAGATATATACCAAAATCTAATAAATTAACTTGACTAAGTTCTTGAAGTGTATGCATGTTAAATCTAGATATGCTACTTTCTAAAGCTTGTCTAGTTAAAGGAAACATTAGTGCATCTGCTATTCTAAGAGTTATATTTTCACACGTTCTAAGCGTTATATATAAACTAGACTGCAATATATGTCTAGTAGCAGTATTAGAGTTTGCTGCAGCTAACTTTTGTAACCCAACTAAAGCGTTTTTATCTGGTTGACTACCATCTCTTGCTTCGTTAAGTCCGGTTACATCTCTTATCATTTGTAAATAATATTGATAAGTACTTATAAGTGAATTTATCTTTTGTCCACCAGACGATGTTTGTAACTCTTGTATTGGAACTTTTCCACGGTTTGGATCACCATCTTGTGTTAACGACCTGCCAACAATAGAACCAGTTTGGAAATACATATTTAACGCTTCCTGTGGGTTGTAATTAGTGCCATTTCCAAGATCAACCTCTGCTAATCCATCTACGTCTAAATAAACACCATCAGGCACTATCCTAGACATCACCTGTTGAAGCTTTAAGTGTGTGAGCTGTATCATGTCAGCAAAACCAGTAACTCTTGATACAAGTGAATCTATGCGACCTTTGTACATCCTAGGAGCACATATATTATAATTCATGTTTACTTTAACAACATTAGAATTAGGTCTTGTCATATTCTCAGACATTTCCCATTTCAACATTTCTGGATGACCTAGTATTTTAGCGCCTGTGTAAAGAACTTCGATAGCTCTAAATGCTTTTTTAAAGTTTTCGCTCTCTGGTGGATTAAAAGTGTCTGTTTTTTCTAATGCTTTTTCTAAACCGTTTGGCGTTTGCTTTATTTTAAATACTTGGTTAGCATAAGTCTTATATTCAAAATATAAAACTTGCACATTGTTATTATTATCTTTACCATTCCAGTTCCTTAAGTACTCTTGATTACCTGGATATTCTTGTATTTTCTTTAATTGATCAGCTGTTAAATAAGGAAATTCTTTTTTAAGTTCTGGTAAACTTATAGATTTAACTTCACCAACATAGTATATATCTTCAAAGTTAGGATCTTCAGTATATGAATATACTAAATTAACTGGATCTACGTAGTCTACGGTAACACCTTCAGACCTGTTGAAACTAGTTTTTGTAGCACCAATACCTAAAACTGTCAAGTCATAGTTTACTCTCCTATTTATTAAATCATACTTATTTTTAGCTAACACGTTTTCAATAGCTTCTTCTTCAGCAACCTCTACCGCTTGCTTATAATCCATTTGCATATGTACTTCTAACTCTTGAGGATTAGATGGAGCATTTTCTCTATCTTTGTTAGAAAACATATTAGCTCCTGTACTTTGCTGTATTTTAGCTATAAAAGCTTCTGCATTAATGTCTCGTAATAGTCCAGAAGCATAATCAGTTCTTTTCTTTAATGATTCAGGATCTTGAGCATAAGCGTTAATGTCATAGTTTCTTTGAGATATGCCATTAACTACAATATCAACAAACTTAGGTATAACAGGTACAGGTTTCCAGTCTAAATTTAAATAAGATAAATCTCCATTTATGGATAATTCATCTTTATATTTTTGTATAGACTGCTCGCCTCTAGCATACAACCTTAAATTATGAAAGTTGTTATAATTAGTATTAAACCTGTAAGCACCACGATAATTAGTGAACCATTCTCCTTCAATAGCTCTACCTACTTGAAGACCATACTCCCACGTTGCTTTTTCTGCATCTGGTACTACCTGGTCCGGAAAAGCGCTATTTGTATTTGTATAAATTTGCATCTATTATATTATTTTTGAAATTGATCCTTTATTATCATATCTTTTAAAACCTAAATTTACTTTATTTCTTACAATATCTTTATTTGGTTTATACTTATTCTTATTACAAGCCATAATAGCAAGTCCTGAGCTAATAGAAGCATCATGCTTTGTTCTATTATTAATATTGAATTTAGCCCAGTCTTCTAAAGTGCGTTGCATATACATATCTCCATATTCACCTGATTTAAAACCAACGTGATCTTCTATGTATGTTTCTATCGCAGCAGCATGCGCTTGTTTAATATCTTCACTAGAGTTAGGTATACCACCTACTTCTTTTTCTGTTGTTGACAATTTGTTCCAAACTTTATCAGGGCGATTCATACTAAAACCTCTATAACCTCTTCGCTTTAAATAGTACAAAAGTCTTGGCTTGTTATTTTCACATAGTATAGGCATGCCATAAAATATTAAAGCCATAAGCACATCTTCAAAGAATATCTCAGCGGTTTGAGGTCTTGATATATACTCTAAAAAGAAATGATTAGGTGGAGCATCTTCCATACTAAACTTAGTAAGCCCATGTAAAGCTCCATTAGAACCTTTACCATCTACTGTTCCTGATATATCGTAGCTATCACAACCAAAAGCTCCAACGTGTTCATTACCAGGATACTTAATACCATTTTTTATAATTACTTGATTTTGTAAGTTTTTAGGTGGTACCCAAGATATTAAAAATCTACCATCATTATTAGGATAAAATATTACTCTACTATCTTTAATACCGTTCTCCCATTGAAAACTACCTTTTGTTACTGAAGCAACATTGTGCATTTCCTCATTGTAATCAACTTGTTCGTATATCTTTACTAAGTTAAATAAAGATTCTTTTGTTTCATCTCTGAAAGCATGTTTCTCAGTACGAGGAAACTGCCTGTAAAATTCGTTTAATCCGTCTTGGTCTTGTTTGAGTCCTTCAACTTCGTTTTCCCAGTGCTCGATAACTCCGAGGTCAATTGCTGCTCCATCGATTCCAGTGACTTCAGTTTTTGGCGTATCGAAGACAGGTAGTCCATAAGTATCAATGTATCCTTCGTAGGACCATTCCATAGGGATGAATAAACTATAGAGTCCCGAGCTTGTTTGACCATTCTTATTTCTTCTCGTAACGCTTGAATCATAATATAATTTCTTAAAATTGTTTCCACCTTTGTCTAAAGCATTTGATGTTGATCCCATCATACACTTACCGATAATTCTACTACCTAATCTTAGTGTAGTTTTTGTAACTCTCCAGTTATTTAATATGTTATCAGGTCGCTCCCATTTACCACTTTCATCGTGTGCTAGTATCTTTAGCTTTTCACCATCATAAGAGTTGTCACCTGTATTCTTCCAATCGATAGTTGTGTCAAGACCAACAATATCTGATAGCTTGACATTATCATCAAGTTTTCTTCTAGTTAGTTTAGAAGCTGGTACCCTGTAGGCGAGCTCTGTTTTAGGACGATCCATACCATCTTGGATCGGCTTGAAGAAAAACGGATAGTTAAGAGATATGGGTACGACTTTATCCGTAAACATCTTCTTGGCATCAGCCCCAGTTTTTGATAAGATCCCAAATCTTGAATCTGACGACATTGTGGCGGCGTTAACGAGCTCTGCTGAAGCCATGAACGAAAACCCAGATCGTCTGTTTTTAAGATAGCACATCCCATAACATCTGCTATCAGCTTTACATGCTTCCCAGAAGTAGAAAAATAACTTATTCGATTCCCTGTAGTCGGCAGCACCCACGTCGATTTTTGACCATTGCAAATACATGTAGTGAGTCCCAGTGATATAATTAGGAATACCCTTGTTATAATAAAAGTAACCTTTCTCACGACGTTCAAATTCTTTATCGATATAGTCATACCATTTTTCTTTAAAATCTGTAGGATATTCTTCCCAGTCAAAGACACTTTTTATTTTAGCTAGTTCTTTTGGGTATTCTTGTTTTTCCCAGTATTGTTCCTTTTTATCTTCGCTTCGTTTAAAGCATTCAGAGACTGCTGGTATAGCAATCTTGAGATCTTGTATTTCGTAGATGTCTCCAATAGTTCCGTCTCTGCTTATGATTACTATATCGTATTCTTTATTATACCCATACTCCCACTTTTTATACCTATTATTTTTCTTAAGTATCTTAGGGTTGATATAATCTTTTAGTACTTTATATAATGTTTGTTCGTACATCACTTACTTCTCCCTTCTGCAAAACCTTTAAAAGCTTTTTCTTCCTTTTTTACTTCTTTAGGTTTATCCTCTAACATATCTTTTTCATTCTCGATGCGAGTTAATATTTCAAATGCATCGAAAATAGCTAATTTCTTTGTCGCTGCTGCGTTCTTTAATCTATCTGCTGATATATCATCTTCTGAGTCTACAATAGGTTCTCTAGCTATCTTAATTAACTCTTCAACTGCTCTGTGCCCAGCTTGGATTATATTTAACTTTGTCTCCTTGATCGTCATGTGTTAAGGCTATATCATTTGATTTCATACAATATAAACGTTCATCACCGACTACAAACTCAAATTCAGAGTTGGGTGTAAACGTTATTAAGGTTCCAGGACTAATTCCTAGCGCTTCTAAGGACTTATTGCTATATTTTATTATACCAAGAAGTGGAACTTCTTTAAGTGTACTAAACTGATCTATAGAAGCAACTGGATGTACAAAGCAATAGTTTAAGTTGCATATCCAATTATCGTTTTGGTTGTAAAGGTATATTTGTTCTATATCACAAAAGAATAAATCATCTTTAAAAAATGATGCAGAGTTTTTCTCTCTACCTTTCATGTCGTAGAATCTACGAAATACGTTATGGTGAATGATTACCTCATCACCTACTTTGATCTCTGTTTTGTACGCTTTTGGAACAGCTATAACAATTGCTTTTTTACTAACACTTTGAAATGTTTCTATTCTAGTATTAGTTACAAGGCTTTTGTCACCTATCTTTTTTTCATTATCGTAACGTTCACCTTTAGGTTGTACAATAAATCTGTATAAGCTTTCCATTAGTACTGAAGATCATACTCAACTGATATTGCCATATTAGAGTTAAACTTTTTCCAAGGCAATACTTCGTCTTCTTTAGTTATGAATATATTGTAAGAATTATCTTTTTCTTCAAACAGTATATTAGAAATACTATGCCCGCCGTAGACCGATTGGCCTACAGCATAATGCATAGCTTCATTTTTATAATCTGCTCCAATACTTATTTTACGAATAATATTAGACATCAGCTAGTTCTTCTTCCTTGATTTCAGTGTAAGTACCATCTTCTAAGTTAATGTTTACTGCACCGTACTCTTCTTCAAGTTCTTTTTTAAAACCTTCAATGTTTTCGTTTACTCCTGCTAGTTCATGGAGTAACCCATGTTTATTAGCTTCTAAGTAACCTACTTCATTTAATATTTTATTAACTGCTGCTTGTTGCTCTTGTATCTTCTTTAATTGTTCTTCTTTAATCTTCATTTAATTTAATTTAATTTTTGTTTAGTTTACTCAGTTGGTGGATTTGGATCCGACCATTCTGGAGTTGCCATCAGTGCTAGCGCTTCTTCGTGGTTCAATGTACTTACCGGTACTAAAGAACCATTAGTGATAAAACTAGGTTCAACTTGGTAAGACAGTAAACCTTGAGTATTAGCTAAGTTTCTTCTCATTGTTTGAGCCGAAGACTGATTTACTTGACTGAACAAAACAGCGTTTGAATCAGACAAATTTATTACTGCATAAGTTGTTGCCATTGTTTAATTGTTATTTGTTAATTACTTGTTATTTATATATTTACTTGTTTAATTTCTTTTTTACGCTGGTACATCTTCAACTCTATCTGCTGAGTTCATATTTA